TTACAGCAACCAAAAGTATCAACGCCACCAGTTTTAAGTGCGGTAAAAGAAGAAGCTCCCCCTGTGCGCGCGCTGTTTAACATTGGCGAGCCGGGCGGTGAATTTGAAAACGGCATTCAAGATTTGGAGACAGCGGCTGAGCTTTCTGCAGCGCTTGGCCAGACTGTTGAGTTGTTTCGAAATTACGAAGACATGCTGTCTGTGGCGGGTCATAAAGTTGATAAAAACCGCAATATTCGGGGTTTGTTTCGCTCTTCGCAAAAAGGGACATCAGGACGTGTGTTTGGATTATTGCCAGGGGCGCAGCTGCCTAGCGGTCAAAAAATCACATCTATTGATGCGCTGTCGACGTTTTTGCATGAAGCCTTACATGGGCTTGCCAAGGGATCCTTTGACGGGTCCAATCAGTATACCTCCGCTGCATTGATGAGCAACAACAACTGGGAAGCGGTTATTGATGGTATTATTAATGATAGAACGGATGCAACAAAGGCAGCTGTCAGAGACGAGATTATTGATCTGCAAGAAAATCGCGATGTTGCAACGGTTTTAAATCCTGAAGAAAAGCGCTCCGTGCGCGCAACACGGGAAAAGATGGCGCAAAAGGAGCAATTGCGCAGCATGATGCAGCAAGAAGGCGCTCCATCAGATGTCATTGATGCAAGGATGCAAGAGATCGACATGAAGTACATGCGACCCTATCGGGCGTATTATCAGCAAAGATCAGAGTTTGCTGTAGATCCGCTTTGGGTGTATTTAATCAATCCCAAGCTTGCAAAAAAGCTTATGCCAGAAACGACCAAACTGATTGCGGAAAATTTCCGCGCAGCCAAAAATCCAAAACTTCAGTTCTATGCACATCCAATTGGCGTGGCCGTTGCAGCCATGATGGCGATGCTCTTTCAAGGGGAGGAGGATGAGCAAGAAAGGTTTGTGGCCTAATGCGTAAGCCACGGGACATCACAGTGCAGCAAAGGCGTATGTTTTTGCTCTACAACAAGCTTGGGTCCTACGGCAAAGTCGCAAAGCTTCTTGGAACATCAAAACAGCATGTGCATCAACTGGTGAAGGCCTATCACAAGGCATTGGCGGCGCGTCAAGAATACAAAAAATATATCAAGAAATATAAGCCAGAGAAAAATCCAAAAACAGGATGTCTTAACGTAAAAAGGGAGCCTCCGGCCAAAGCAAATCCTGAAACGCATTACTTTAGCAAGCAGTGGCGCTCTGAGGAGGGTCGAAAGCAGCAGTTAAAGTATTGTTCTCAGGCTGGGAAGACGGCGGGGCGCAAGGGTGTGGCAAATGGGTATTCTAAAGATGTGATGGATGTCTTGCGTCACAATGCAAAATTGAGGGCAAAGAGAATGATTGAGAAAGAAATGCCAAAGCAGGAACTTGTCGAAAAATTTGACGTAAATGAAGAATACGCACGTCAAGCCCTAGAGACGGCTGCGGAAATCATGATGACACCTGGCAGTGATGCGGATCGTCTTAAAGCGACCAAAGTGGTGTTGGAATTTACGAAGTCCAAACCAGTTGCGCGCTCAGAGGTTGCGGTGCATCGCGCGGAGGACTTTCTGCTGTCTTTGGTTGAAGATGATGACTGATGGACCCCAAATTAAAAGCGGTACGCAAACGCCTGCGCGATGAGTTTCAGTTTTATGCAGCCAATGCGTTAAAGATCAGAACAAAGGCGGGAGAAATTTCACCCCTCAAACTTAACAATGCACAGCAAATTCTCGATGAGGCGGTCGTTAATCAATTAAAGAGCGAAGGCAAAGTGCGCGTCATTATTTTAAAAGCGCGTCAGCAAGGTCTTTCAACGTACACAGGCGGTTATCTTTATTATTCTGTAAGTCAGCATAAGGCGCGCAAAGCCATGGTTATTACACACCATGGGGATTCAACGCGTGCGCTCTTTGACATGACAAAGCGCTTTCATGATCAATGTCCGGAGATTTTAAAGCCGCATACAAAGTACAGCTCCCGCCGAGAGCTAACCTTTGATGTTTTGGACAGTTCCTATGTGGTTGCAACGGCGGGCGGTGAGTCCGTGGGGCGCGGTGAAACGCTGACACATGTACACGCCTCGGAAATGGCGTTTTGGCCAAAAAACACAGCACAAGAGCTTTGGAATGGTTTGATCCAGGCGGTGCCGAACACAAAAGGCACAGCGGTGTTTGTCGAAAGCACTGCCAACGGTGTGTCAGGCGTATTTTATGATCTATGGAAAGGGGCCGTGGAGGGCACCAACGGGTTTGTGCCGGTGTTTATACCGTGGTTTGCAGATCCCGAATATCGTGAAGAGGTTGAAACGGATTTTGAGCTGACGCCGGACGAAGAGGAGCTGGCGGAGAAGTATCAGCTTGATCGCGCGCAATTGCTGTGGCGGCGGCGCAAAATAGCCACCAATGGATTGGATTTGTTTCGTCAGGAATATCCGTCTTATCCAGATGAGGCGTTTCTTACGACAGGACGGCCTGTTTTTAATTCTGAGCAAATCGTGCAGCGTCTTGATCACACGCGCGATATTGAGAGCCGCCTTGGTTTGCTGGGTGAGGAGTTTAGCGAGGACAGGCGGGGGGAATTGTTGGTTTATCGCCCCATTGATCCGGGCGAGCAATATGTGATCGGTGCGGATGTTGCCATGGGCGTGCGCAATGGTGACTATTCGGTTGCGCAGGTGCTTGACAGCAAAAAGCGTCAGGTTGCAACTTGGCGTGGACATGTGCATCCAGATTACTTTGCGG